ATACTTCATACCCGAAAAGGAGTTTCACCAAAAGGGACATCATAGCTCTGATAAAAAGTGTAAGTGCTATTGACGCTGAGAATCGAGACGGTTGCGAATATTGCCAGCCCAACCCCAACGGCGAATATACCATGCTGGAATTTGAGAATCCCCAAAACCCAGAGCAGCACGCTATTGTTTCGTTCTATGGCGGCATATTCGCGGTCGAACTGAATCTGGACAGCGCGGCAAAACCGGCGAGGATGTCAGTCGAAATCAAATTCTGTCCGTTTTGTGGGAGGAAACTATGAAGCACCAAAGCCGCAAGGAACGGGAAAGCCAAATCATCCAGACGGAGATCGAGCGTTGCAGACAGAAATACGAGAACGCCCAGGTATACTATGCCTATGGTTCCCGCAGCGCAGAGCGTACAATGGAGAAATACGCCACGCTGCAAGAGGCGTTAGAATCCTATTTTGATGCTCGCGACATTCAAAGCGAACTTCGAGACAAGTTGCTTGAAATCGGAGAGGCCATGAAACGGGCAGAAAAGCAGATGGAGCTTTACGGTGAAAAAAGTCTATCTGCCCGCCAAATCATCGCGGAGGTAAAAAGGATTATCAACGGAGGAAGCCCCAAATGAGCAAACCGCAGCAAGAGAGATACATCCTTACTCTCTCCCCAGATCAAGAGTATATCACCGAACAGGCGCTTGAACTGCTTGCGCGGCTCCACATAGGCCAGTTTGAGCGTATCGCGGAGTTGCTTTGCGACCCACGGGACAAAGACTACTGCAAGCGGCGCGACCTCGCGCGTGACCTTCTCCGCCTTGCGGCGATAGTTGTGTTTGGCCGAAGCCCGATCAACTACCCCGATGTGAAGGAAAAAAGCGCGGAGCATGAACTCGCTTGGACGATCTATAGCGTTCTGCGCTATACGCGCTCTTGGCACGAGAACCCCCGCGGAGGCATCACAGTAAATTACGACGAACCGCTCAATCTCGCGGGCGGGCCGATGCCAAAGTGCAAGGTCGCCACAAAGGAGGAAGAAGCATGAAAAGCATGTCGGAGATCAAGTCTACACCGCGCGTTCTTGTCATTCTCGAAGGGCCAGACGGCGGATGGGCGGAAGTGGAGCTTCTTTCCAGCAAGAAGCCCCGCCCGGCCACGGTGGTTTTCTCTTGGGGAGGCGGTTGGGATCACGTTTCGGTTTCGTTCCGTAACCGCCTGCCGACATGGGATGAAATGTGCGAGGTAAAGCGCATGTTCTTCAAGCCGGAAGAAACGGCGTGGGAATACCACCCGATGGAATCGGAGTACGTGAACAACCACCCATACGCACTGCACATTTGGCGGCTTCAAAAAATCGAGCTTCCCATACCTCCCGCATGGATGGTCGGCGCAAAGAATGGCCAGAGCCTCAAAGATGCGCTGGAAGAGGGGCAAAAGGCGCTCTCGGAGTTTGAGAACGAAGCGGGAAGGACAACGGCATGAGCATGAGCAGCGGAATCCCATACAAGAACCCGGACGGATACCCAGACCCCGTTGCATTTGCCGCGCTGAACAAAGTACAGCGAGAAATGGACGACAACGACCTACGGGTACAGCGCTTTATCCGTTCAATCAAAAATATCTGCGACGAAAGCGGATATGACCTGCTGGCGAGGATAGAACTACACGACCGACGAACGGGGAGGAGTTACCGATGAGCCAAGGGGCCAAGACAAGCTGCGACGGCTGCGCGCACTACCTTGGAGGCGGCCTTTGCGCAATCAATGTTGAGGGAGAATGCCGCGAGGGAGGCGGCTATGAGCTGTACGACTGGCAGGAAAAAGCCCAGAGCAAGCAAGGAAGTACATACGACAGTGAACGGCACATTTTTCTGCTGCTGCAGCTTGAGCGCAAGGCCCACGCCGAAACGCGCAGACGGCTCGAAAAGGCCGACCACGACCGCAAGAGGTATGCAAGGCGCATCAGGTTTCTGGACAGCAGACATGCGATACTGTGCGCCGAATACCGCGCCGCAGTAAACGAGCGCGATACCCTAAAATCGGCGCTCACAGCCTGCGAAAGAAGCCTTTTAAGGGCCGGGAATGGAGGCGAATGAACGTGAGAATTTACAAGCCTGCGGCAGTAAACCAGATAACAAAGGCAATGCTCAAAGACCGCCGCGTGAGCATCGTCGTGGAAAACTTTCACGGGGTAAACTGGCACGACAAGACAAAGGCATTTCCTTGCTTTGTCGTGTATGATTCCCCCAAAGACGCGCCGGGGAAGTATGTCGTGCGTCTTTTTGACGGAGCGCTGCCTACGCGCCTTATAACGTTGAGCGATACGCTCGAAGACGCAAGGCGGACAATACCGACAGAACCGACCTGCTTCATGCAAGTACCGCGCAGCGAAACAGACCAGCCGCAGATTGTGGAAACCTGGTTGTAAAGGAGAACGACGAATGAACATCAATGAGTTTGCCCAAGAGGTACATCAGAATGCCGTTACGCATGGTTGGTGGGAGACGGAGCGCGATTCAGCGGAGATCATCGCGCTTATACACTCGGAGTGGAGTGAGGCGTTGGAAGAAGCGCGGGCAGGAAGGCCGATGATATGGTACGCTTGTGGAGAGCAGCCGAATGGCAACGGCGGAATCTGCGACCCGCAGGACGAATACGACTGTGCCAACTATGGCCGAGAGAAGGATTGCAAATACCACAGCAACAAGCCGGAGGGTGTCGCGCCAGAGTTAATCGACGGCTGCATCCGCGTCTTCGATTATCTGGGGAAACAGGATGTTGTATTCAAGGGCGAGCCTACGCTGGATTATCTGGTAAGCACAACGCCCGAAAAGGTTTACAGGGTGCCTTTTCCTAGGCTGATTGCAAATCTGCACCTCAAGACCTCGCAGGCGTACACCATGCTGCGCCATGAAAACGACGACCCGGAATTTGGCAAACGCGGATTTGCAATCCTGTTTGAGATCATCTCAACAGCCTGCGCTTGGCTAGCGGAGCGTGGCGTAGACGCAGAACGGTTGATGCTTGAGAAGCACGAATACAACCGTTCACGCCCCTACAAGCACGGGAAGAAATTCTGATGGCAGTTAAACGCGATTAAACGGCCAACGCGCCGCCTGATACCCTTTACAGCACCAAGGGCAAGCCCAAGGCAGACAACGCTCAAATGCCGCCGCAGGCGGCAGGAAAGGACGACGCATGAATGACGCACGGTTTACGGGGAACCTTACAAAGAATCCAGAAGCGCGAGTTATGAGCAACGGCAAATTGCGATGCACGTTTACGCTGGCGGTAACGCGCCCTTACACCAACCAGCAAGGAACGCGCGATGCGGACTTCATCCAGTTTATCGCCTTTGACAAGACGGCGGAACTGGCAGAGAAATACCTCACGAAAGGCCGCAAGGTGCTTGTTGTATCGCATGTGAAGACGGGCAGCTACGAAAAGGATGAGGGCAATGGCGAAAAGCGGCGCGTTTACACAACAGAGTTTATCGTCGATAAGCTGGAATTCCTTTCCGCCGCGCAGCAGGAGGAAGCGCCAGCGCAGCCGCAGCAAGGCGCAGGTGTAGACGAACAAGGCTTCGAGCCTGCGGATGATGAGGAACTGCCGTTCTAGGAGGGACGCGAATGTTGCCAGAAAGAGCCGAAGAAATGCTCAAGGACTACAAGGCATGTTATGGGCGCTGCGGCTATCTGCGCGAAGCGCTGGAAGCGCTGCGGATGGACGAAAAGGCAATGATGGCCGAACACCGCGACGATCTCATCACAGGGACAGCGAAGCCGCCTGATGGAATGCCCCACGGAACAACCGTTGGGAATCCGACTGAACGAATCGCGTTCATGCTTTTGTGCGGACACATCACGCAGGATATATCCGATATACGCAAGGAAATCCGCGAGATGGAGGAAGAATACGCGGAAAAACGCCTCGTGGTCGTGTTTGTAGAAGCGTGGCTATCCGGCTTGGCTGCAAAGGAAAGATGGATGATTGAGAGATGCTACTTTGACGGGATGACATACAGAGAGATCAACGCGCGGTACAGAGAGGAATACGGGGAGGGCTGCTCAAAGGATTTGTTGCGACGGCTCAAAAAGGACGCGCTCGCCAAGATATACAAAATGGCGGAATGACGTTTTTGAAGCGATAAATCGAATTGTTCCACATGAAACATCGAAATATCGTTTTGCTACCCCCGTATCTACGGATTTGCTACCTTCACAGACCGAGAAAGCCATGATATAATTATACTGAGCGAAAGCAGTGCCTACGGGCGCTGCTTTTTTGTGCATAGCACGCAAAACAGAAAGAGAGGCACAGGACGTGGCGGAAATCAGATACGGGAGGATGAAGCTGGCGGACATGGCTCCGGCAGAATACAATCCGCGAAAAGACCTGCAGCCGGGCGATCACGAATGGGAGAAGATTGAAAACTCCCTTGAAACGTTTGGCATGGTTGAGCCGATTGTATTCAACGAGCGAAGCGGTCGCATAGTTGGCGGTCACCAACGTGCAAAAATCCTTGCTCACAACGGCGAAGAAGAAGTGGACGTTTCCATTGTGGATTTAAGCGACGAAGACGAAAAAATCCTTTGCGCAAAGCTAAACCGCGTACAGGGATATTGGGACACGACAAAGCTGGCGGAACTGCTCACGGAGATCAAAGAGGCCACCGGCTCCATCGAGGCCACGGGCTTTGACGAATGGGAGATGGAAAGTCTCACGAAGGAATACGACCACATCGACGACCTGATGGAAGACGATTTTACGGACGCAGGCAGTCACGAACAGACAACCTTTGCGATCACCTTCACGTTCCCGATGGACAGCAAAGAATCCATTGACAGCTTCATCGCGGAAAACGGGAAAGAGGCCCTAAGAGATATAATAACTA